TGGTGAAACATCTTCTGGAGATCCTATATACAAAGCACCATTAGACACAACTTTTTGTTTTGTAAATAAAGCTTATGACAATGGAGATTTTTTATATACATCTACCGCTAGAGTAGGTGGGAATTTTATTGGTCAGCATTATGGGTGGTATGAAAACCCACCAATACCAAAAGAAGAAAAAGAATATTTAATAAGTAATGCTGGTCGCTGGTCATCTACTTCTAATGGGGGTAATTCGGGATGAGTATAAGTGTTATTATAGCAACAATTCCTGGAAGAGAAAATCTTTTAGAAAGAGCAGTAAATTCAGTAATTAATCAAACTTTAAAAGCAGATGAAATTATTATCTGTTGTGACAATAAAAAATTAGGTGCTCCAATAAATAGAGATAAAGCTTTGAATAAAATAACAAATGAATTTGTTGCAATACTAGATGATGATGATTATTTATTACCCTTGCATTTAGAGACATTATTTAGTACAATTAAGGAACAAAATGCAGATTTAGTTTATCCAGCATGGCAACAAGAACAAGGTTTTATTACACACCTAAATTATATTTTTGGTAAGGAATGGGACAACAATAATATTCACCAAGTTCCAATAACTTGGATGGCTAAGACACAATCTTTAATTGATGTAGGTGGCTTTTCTTCAGGTTTTGATGTTAATGTACATGAGTTAGATGAACAAGGTCATAGGATGGGCGAAGATTTTAATATAATTAAAAAATTAGTCAGCAATAATAAAAAGATTTTCCATGTTAATGAAGTGACATGGGTCTGGAATTCAAATAATCCAGGGTCTACACAAGGTAGACCAAGCATATAAGAAAAGGAATAATATGAGTAAGAGAGTCCTGCTAACAGGAGCAAGTGGTTTTGTGGGCAGTCATGTCCTTCGCCACATTTTAGTAAATACAGATTGGTTTGTTGTTTGTCCAACAACATTTACACACAAAGGTCTACAAGATAGAATTAGAGTAGCTTGTGATGACATTGATGGTGCTTATAAGCGAGTTAAAGTAATTAAGTGTGATTTTACATCACCAGTTTCGCCAATAACGGCACATGAATTTGGCAAGATTGATTATGTTATTAATGTGGCTAGTGAAAGTCATGTTGATAGAAGCATTGAATATCCAGCACCATTTATCATTAACAATGTTTCTTTGATTTGTCACCTACTTGATTGGGCTAGAATTGCTCAACCAGAAAAAATTATTCAAGTTTCAACGGACGAAGTATATGGTCCCGCTCCAGCTGGGTATGCACACCGTGAATGGGTAGATCAGCATTTCCCAAGCAATCCTTATTCTGCATCCAAGGCTGCACAAGAAGATATTGTTTTTGCTTACTGGCGTACATATGGATTGCCAATTGCAATTACCAATACAATGAATATTATTGGTGAAACACAGGATCCAGAAAAGTTTATGCCAATGGTAATTAAAAAAGTTCTTAGTGGAGATGTAATGAAAATTCATGCTTCACCAGAGGGAGAAATTGGAAGCCGTTTTTATCTACACGCTAGGAATCAGGCAGATGGATTACTACATGTGTTAAATCAACCTTTCCCCGCTTTTGGTGAGGCAGAAACTCCACAGCGTTTTCATATTGTTGGCGAGCGTGAAGTAGACAATTTAGAAATGGCTCAAATGATTGCGGATGCAGTTGGTAAGCCGTTAAATTATGAATTGGAAGATTTTCATTCATCCCGCCCAGGTCACGATTTGCGGTACGCACTTGATGGCACTAAAATTACAGATACAGGTTGGGTACTACCAATTCCATTACAAGAATCAATCCAACGCACCGTAGAGTGGACAATGGCTCATCCAGAATGGCTAGAGCTTTAAGATGACCCTATCCCTTATTGTTCCAGTACTAAACAATTTTAAGGTTTTTGCAGAATTAATGGCTACAGTTGACTATCCAGTCCAACCAATAGTCATGGACAACTGGATTGAAAATCGTGGAGTGTCTGGTGCTTGGAACGAGGGGATGAGGAGATCTTTGAAATATGGCAACAATTATGCTATAATTTCTAATGACGATGCTTCATTTACTCCTGGGGCAATTAAAGAGTTGTATGACACCATTCGTTATACAAAAGCCGTCATAGTCTCTCCTAATCAAAATGGCAAAGACTTGGCAAAAAGCTTTACCCTAGAGAGTAATGCAGATTTTTTTTGCTTCATTGTAGATATTAATCAGTTAATAGAAAATGTTGGATGGTTTGATGAAAACTTTTTTCCAGCATACTTTGAGGATAATGATATGCATAGAAGAATTAAGTTGGCTGGACTAAAAAATTATATACGAAAAGATGTCCGTGTAAATCATGTAGGTTCAGCCACACAATTCTTTGACCCAAGCAATCCAGTAGTAGATGATTGGAAATGGGATAGGGTTCAGGGGTATTATATATCTAAATGGGGCGGGATGCCAGATAAAGAAACTTATTCTTATCCATTTAATAACAATAAAAATAATTTAAAATATTGGGAGAAAAGATGACAGAAAGACCTAGATTTTCAGTAATTGCAGTAGATTATGAACATCATGTACCAAGAGATGGTTTTCGTAGTGGAATTGAATCGTTGGCAAACCAAACATTCAAAGATTTTGAGTTAATTATTTGCCACGATGGACCAAAAGAAACACCATATGAAGATGAAATTGATTTTGAAGCTTTAGGGTTAAAGCCAATTATTATTAACACTCCAGAGCACATGGCAGATTGGGGACATCCCTCAAGAGATATGGCAATGCGACAAGCAACTGGAGAATTTTTTATTCAATTCAACATTGATAATATTTTTTATCCAGAAGCATTTGAAAAAATTGATCAAAAATTAACTGATGCAGAAACTCAAATTTTAATATTTCAAATTTTACACTTTAAGGTAAATAATGGGTCGGTTCCGTTTAGTGGTATACCACCAGTTGTTGCAAGTATCGATGCTATGCAATTAGTTGCACATAGAGATATTTGGGAAGAAGTTGGATATTGGTACCGTAATGATTTTTGTGCAGACGGATACATTTATCAAGATATGTGTATGAGACATCCTTGGGCAGAACTACCAGAAGTGTTAGGAAACAACTATTAATGACAACAAAAAAGGAACTTGAAGACTTATACAATGCTGCTAAAAAAGCTCCAGCAGGAGATCTTATTTTAGATGCATCTATTGAAGTAATCGATTTACTTATTAGAAAAAATATTTCTTATGGTAATTCAGCGTTGTATCCAAATGGTATATTTGCTAAAGGCGATGCGGTGGAACAATTGTCTGCCCGCCTAGATGATAAATTAAATCGGGTAAAAAACAATGAATCATTTGAAAACGAAGGCATGCTAGATGCCGTTGACGACATTATTGGCTATCTTGTGCTATTAAAAATTGCAGTACAAAATAAACAAAAATAGTGTATAATAGATATAACAAAAGGATAATTAATGCCAAACTATGATTATAAATGCTTGACTTGCGATAAAAATTTTGATAGAGTAGTATCTATCGATCAAAGAGACGAACAAACTTGCGAAGAGTGTAATGGTAAAGCCGAAAGGCAAATTACATTTGGCGGTATGGTTTGGGCACCAACAGCAGGAGGCTGGAGATAATGGCTAAAAAAAATATTACCCCTATGAATTTAAATCCATCTTGGGAAGTTACATACTCACACCAACATGGAAAAGATTTAATTGAACCAGGGGACTTTGTTAAAATTAAGTTTCAGCGTGGTCATTTTAAATTTTTGAGGCATATATATCACACAGAAAAAGGTGTTGCTTGGCTGGATTGTACAGGACCAGAAGGATTCCGTTCTTTCTATGTAGAGGAATTAAAGAGTAAAGTTAAGCCTAAAAAGTTTAGGAAAAAGAAAAATGTCGTCTGAGTTAGAAGTAGCAAGTAAATTTGATCAAATGAATCGTGTAGTTGAGGAAATGCTTAAAGGCAATAACCCAACACAAATTGCAAAAGAACTTGGAATCAAAAGGGTAGAAGTGCTAGACCACATTGATACCTGGAAGAGTCTTGTAAAAGGCGATAGCACAATTCGTGAGCGAGCAAAAGAAGCTCTTGCTGCAACAGATCAACATTACGCAATGATTATTAATCGTGCTTGGGAGACTGTAGAACAAGCAGATGCAAATGATCAACTCAACATCAAATCACAGGCATTAAAATTAATTGCTGATGTTGAGGGTAAAAGAATTGATATGCTACAAAAAGCTGGACTGTTAGAAAATAATGAATTAGCAGACCAACTATTAGATACAGAACGCAAACAAGAAATACTTGTTGGAATACTTAGAACAGTTACCGCAGAATGTGATCATTGCAAGTTTGAGGTAGCAAGAAAACTATCTGAAGTTACTGGTAAGGTAGAAGCAGTTCAGGTTGACTAATGGAATTTACTGATTTTTTAGAAGCCCTAGAAGACGATGTATTTGAAGAAACTCCTGTAGATATTGAAGAGTTTGTTACAAGTAAAGATTTTCTGGGGCTTCCCCCATTGTCACAACATCAATACACCATGATTAAAGCGTCAACTCAAATTTATAAATTAGAAACTCTTATCCAATTATATGGCGAAGAAGAGGGATTAAAAAGACATAAACAAACTTGTACAGAAGTTATATTTCAGCTTGGCAAAGGTTCTGGTAAAGATTATGTATCAACTATTGCTTGTGCTTTTATTGTTTATAGGTTGTTGTGCTTAAAAGATCCAGCTCGATATTTTGGAAAGCCAACAGATGATGCTATTGATATTATCAATATTGCTATTAACGCTGAACAGGCTAAAAAAGTTTTCTTTGGTGGTTTTCTAAAAAGAATTAAGAATTGTCCTTGGTTTGCTGGAAAATATGATGATAAAGTTGCTTCTATTACATTTCCTAAATCTATTACTGTTCATTCAGGTCACTCTCAAAGAGAATCTTGGGAGGGATATAATGTTATTATGGTTATTCTTGATGAGATTTCTGGCTTTGAACTTGAATCTAATACAGGTCATGCATCGGCAAAAACCGCAGAAGCAATCTATAAGATGTATCGTCAGTCTGTAACATCTCGTTTTCCCAGTGTTGGTAAAATTATCCTTCTTTCATTTCCCCGATTTAAGAATGATTATATTCAGCAAAGATATAATCATGTTGTAGCAGACAAAGAAATTATTATTAGATCTCATACATTTAAAAAAGATGAAGATCTTCCTGACGGAATTAAAGAAAATGAATTTACAATTGAGTGGGAAGAAGATCATATTATAAGTTATAATACGGCAAAAACATTTGCACTTAAAAGACCAACTTGGGAAGTTAATCCTACAATTAAAATTAACGATTTAGCTCAAGCTTTCTACGATGATTCCGTTGACTCTCTTTCTCGTTTTGCTTGTATGCCACCAGATGCGGTAGACGCTTTCTTTAAATCTCGTGAAAAGATTGAAACAGCTTTTGTTCAAATGAATGGTGTAGATAGTCAAGGAGCATTTGAAAACCATCTTGTTCCAGATGAAGAAAAAGTTTATTTTATTCATGTGGATTTGGCTCAAAAGCATGACCATTGTGCAGTTGCTTTAGCCCATGTAGATCATTGGGTTACAATGAAAATTGCGGGACAGATGAAAGAAGCTTCTCCAAAAGTTGTTGTAGATGTAGTAAGATGGTGGACACCAACTAAAGATAAATCTGTGGACTTTGCTGAGGTAAGAGATTATATTTTGCAGTTGCGTTCTAGAGGTTTTAATATTAAACTTGTCACATTTGACCGTTGGAACTCGCATGACATGATGCAACAAATGATTGCATACGGAATGAAGTCTGAAATTCTTTCTGTTGCCAAAAAACATTATGACGATATGCAATTGGTAATTACAGAAGAAAGATTAGTTGGACCAAAAATTCCATTATTAATAGAAGAACTTTTACAATTAAGAATTATTAAAGATAAGGTAGATCACCCCCGAAAAGGCTCTAAAGACCTCTCAGATGCCGTTTGTGGGGCTATATACAATGCTGTGGCGGGAACCCCAAGAAACCTTGACCAAGAAGTAAAGATATATGACTATTCATCCTATTACCGAGAAGATGAAGAAGAATTTTTAAAGAAAAATGCAAGCACAATTAAATTACCAGAATTAAATATTATGCCTAGTGACATTAAAGAATATTTGTCAATGAATCCTGGCGAAAATGATGGATTAGAATTCATTGACAATTTTACAATCCTTTAGTATTATTTACTAAAGGGGTATTAGCTCAGTTGGTTAGAGCAGCAGACTCATAATCTGCCCGCCGTAGGTTCAAGTCCTACATACCCCACAAGGTTACAGGCACTTCTTAGGATGGTGTAGTTACTTATGGTAAGAGTCCATAGTTGGGCTACGAAATTCAGCCTTTATTTGTGCGGGATTTTCGTTAAGTGTCTGTAACCCTAAAAGTGGTATAATAGAAGTAAATTGAAAAGGAGTGATGCAAATGTCATTACCAATTAAAAATGGAAAAATAGGAACACCTTACGGCAAGCCAGGAAAAATTTGGGCAGCAGGTCATCATCAGGGAGCAGATTTTCCTGTGCCAGTTGGAACACCAGTTCTTTCTGTAGCAGATGGAGTAGTTGCTGGTGTAGGTCAGGTTTGGGGTCCAAATTTTGGAAATCATCAAGTAATTGTAAGGTATACTTATCAGGGAGATTACTACTGGGCAATTTACGCACATTGTTCAAAAAGTTTTGTAAAAGTGGGACAGAAAGTAAAAAAGGGTAAAAAGATTGCTCTTTCTGGTGCCGAAGGTCATGTTACTGGTCCTCATCTACATTTTGAAGTTCATCATCGATCAACTTGGGATCTTAAAACAGATTGCAACCCCAACTTTTTGTTTGAGGTATAATCATGTTTAAAAGAAAAATTAATGGTGTCAAGGCTGTTGCAAACATGCGTAAACTTGAGGGTAAGAGCGGTTTTTAAGGTTGGTGCCATAAAACTTGTCAAAATGCTTGGAAGCTACCAGTAAAATATGCATCAGCTA